TTAAATTTAAATGTTGATATTGTTTTGATAGAAGGGTATTCTTTCGCATCACGAAGTGGTCAAGCTTTTTCTATAGGCGAACTTGGAGGGGTTGTTCGAGTTGCAATAAAAAAAATAAATAAGTCATATATAGAAATACCCCCTACATGTCGAGCCAAATTTGCTACAGGACGTGGCAACGCCTCAAAAAACGAAGTAATTTCAGCCATATCCGCTCGAACCGGAATAGTCTGGGGGAACCCAGGGGCGGACGACAAATGCGATGCGTGGATACTGGAGCAAATGGGCCTTTCATATTTGGGTCTTTCTGAACATAAATGGCCAGATGTCAATTTATCTGCTTTAGAGAAAGTAGATTGGGGAGTACTAAAGAAAGAGGATTAAATGAGAAATAGCCCAATTAGCCAAATAGAAATTGAACAAGAATTATTACGTTTTATGGATTTACTAGAAAGCGAAACAGAAGCTTTCGAGGTTTTGGCTGTGGATGCAGCAAAAAAGGAATCTTCATACAAATCAAATTGGGCCAAAGAATATCTTTCAGCCAAGGGTTCAATAAAGGAAAGAGAAGCTTGGGCTGACTACAAAATGGACGAACTGAATTATGAATTCAAGATTGCTGAAGCATTAATGAAAACAAAAAGAGAAGCACTTCTCTCTATTAGGGCATCCATGGATGCAATGAGAACACTAAACGCCAATGTTCGGGTGCAGGTATGAAACCCAACATCCATAAGTCTCTTTTGTCTCTTGCTGTTCCAATTGAGAGTCTTAGCCCTTTAGAAAATAACCCTCGTGTCGGAAATGTTGATGCGATTGTTTCTTCCTACTCAGAGTTTGGGCAAATAAAACCCATTGTTGCCAAAAAAAATGAAGATGGTACATCCACGGTAATAGCTGGTAATCACCAACTAGAGGCAGCAAAAGTTTTGGGTTGGGACAAAATTGCTGTAGTTTTTTTGGACGCCGACGACAAACGTGCTATTGCGTATGCGCTTGCCGATAACAGAACTATGGAACTTGGTTATACGGAACCAGAATTACTTTTAGACATGATTGTCTCAATATCTGATTTTTATCCAGAACTTCTTGAAGATATGGGTTGGGACGAATTTGAAATTGCATCTTATGAGAGTGATGCGGTATTGGCAAAAATAGAAAACGAAAACATAGAAACAAAAAAAGAATTTACTGCCGCACAACAAGAGACTGCACGAGAAATTGATAATTTAGTTCAGAAAACAGAAGACGGGGAAATGAGAATAGTTGCCGATAATCAGATGAATCACGAAGATATTGCGATTCGTGGCTCTACTGTGGCCATGCCTGGGGCTGCCCCAAGTGCTGCAGTGCAAGTTCCTTTAGTATTTGATAATTCGGACCAACAGAAAAAATGGTACAAGTTCATAACCTGGCTACGCAACAACCCAAGCATCGATGGCTCAACTACTGGACAAAAACTATTGAACTTTATTGATGAACACTGTGAAATTTAAAAAATAAATAAATTTTTATGACTAGACAACGCATGTTTTTAAATATCTCCTGCGTAGATGCTGCACGCGCCAGAATAAGACATGTATACGACACTTTCGATACGGTATGCGTTCAGTTTTCTGGAGGTAAAGATTCCACTGCTGTTTTGTATTTAGCTAAAGAAATTCATGAGGAGAGAAATTTAGGTCCAGTTAAAGTAATTTTTCGTGATGAGGAAATGGTTTCTCCAGCCACGATTAGTTATGTGGAGAAGGTAAGGAATTATCCGTGGGTAGACATGGAGTGGTATTGCCAGCAGAAATCTGGGTTCTTGGGAGAAGAGAGACGACTCTCCTATGGAGTGAAAGAAGATTAAAAGAAAACAGATTAATCAGAGACATGCCGCCATGGGCAATTAACGCAACTCATTTTGGGTTAGACCATTCTCGGTCTTTACCTGAACCAACCGACGTTTATACAATGAATAATAAAAAAGGTAGTGTTGCTTTTATAACTGGTGTCAGGGCTAGTGAATCAATGGTTCGCTATCGTTCCGTCGTGCAAAAACTTCATGAAAATTACATCAATCATCCATATAGGCTCAAACAAAGCATCCCTCTTAAATTTGCCAAAATCATTTATGACTGGAACACTGATGATGTTTTCAAGTTCATTACAGAAGAACACAATGCTGAATTTTGCGAATATTACGAGCTGGCAGCTTTAACACAAAGCAACACAAGGGTTGGTATCCCATTGCATAGCGTTGCAATAAGAAGAATTGGTGATGTTGTTGCTACGGAACCGGAATTCTATGACAGGCTTTTTGAATGTTTCCCACACATAGATGCACAAAGACGCTGGTGGCCCGAGTTTGATGTTGAAAAATTAATTAGTCGATATTCTGATAATGGTTTTTCTGGTGCCGGAGAGTTCATAGAAGATTTTTTAATTGGGGAAAAACGTAAAAGAGAAGCGCGAGTGTTTGTTTCTAGGTTTAGACAAAAACATAATTCGGACCCAAGGGCTTACCCAATAAATTGGCTAATAAGGAATTTATTATTAAACGACATAGACGTAAATTCACCAACACCAATAGGTCCAAAGACAAAGGCTCACGCCGTAAGAACCATCGAAGAGCAAGAAATGAGCAACATAGATGAATATTAATTACGTTCAAATCGACTCACTAAAAGTGCCCGAATGGAAAGCAACATATATATTGCGTCCAGACTTAATGGTGCTTTCTGCGTCCCTGCAGCAATATGGGTTCATACAACCAATTCATGTATCTAAATGGACTGGCGAAATAATTGACGGGAGCGAACGTTGGCTCTTGGCAAAAAATGTTAAAAGCATTGCGGAGGCGACAAAAGGGCTTATCCCCGTCGTCGAACACGATTGTGACCTAATCGATGCAATGATGCTGCATATTCAACTAAATAGGGGCAAGGGCTCAATAGTAGCCAAACCTCTTTCCAAGATAATTAGGAAAATTAATTTATCGGGAAAATACGATATTAAAGATTTTAAAAACTTACTATCCATGGGGGTTGATGAGCTTGACCTACTTCTGGATGCAAGCATCATTAAGAGTCGAAAAATACAGGAACACACATATGCGAGAGCCTGGGTGCCTATTGAGGCTGACTCAAAAACCGTAGACAGGGCGTCTTTGGTGGAATCACCACCCAACCCGGATAGATAGCTCTACACAAACCTACTGGCGAGTGGGTGATACACTTGTTTTGTATTTTGTACAAAACAAGAATGAGGACGTTATGCCGGGCTTAAGATACGGACCAGATTTTACAGACGATGCAGAGATAGTTAGAACTCAGCTTGCCAGACTTGAGAAATTGGTAAAAACTAAAAGAGGCGGAACCAAAAAGAATAAACAAGAACTCAAAAATCTTAATGACATAGTTAAAAAAGCCTATGGTGGCCGTAAGGGACTTAATCAGTTAGATAAATATTCGACCAAACAAATGGGCTACGACGAATCTGGGAAAACCAAAACACTTGCTGGTGTTACATTTAGAGGACGACCTCCAATTGATAAAGAAATAATGGCAGCCCGTAGAGCTAAGGGTCTTCCAAATCGCCGACAAATGGGTGCTATCGGTGGAAATGCTCGATTAGGATTTGCTTTAAATAAACCAGGTCGGGATGCAACAAGAGGATTAGCCCAGAGAAAGGCGCGTGAAGACGCAGTCAAGGCGGCCAAGAAAGCCAAGAGAGCTAAAGCTGCAAAGAAAGCTAGAGCAGCCAAAAAAGCTAGAGCAGCCAAAAAAGCAACCAAGAAAAAGCAAGCCGCCAAAAAAGCTGTTGCTAAAAAACGACCAGCCGCTAAGAAGGCAGCGTCAAGAAGAGCGAGATAACTGAATCGTAGTTAATTAATTACGATTTTACGTTAGTGGTACAATTAAACCTACATTAACACCATAAGGATAGGTCTATGTTGGTATCAGTAGCAGAGTTGACAACCTATATGGACGTAAAGTTTACTTTGCGTCAGGTTGACGCTGCGGAATATGTGCTACAAGGTCTTCAAAGTGAACTTGAGGCCTATCTTAGAAGACCAATAGAGGTTACAAGTTTTGTTGAAGAACATATTCTTGACTCAAATTTCCACGGAATTCCAATGTCTTCCTTTTTGACAAATCAGGACACATATAGAGACGGTCAGAACGGAGAGGTAGCAAACTCTGCTGCCGATTATGCCCTTCCTCCAGAAACCTTGTATTTTAGGAATACTCCGGTTATTGCTGTTAGTAACGTCAAGGTCAGAAGACCTGGAGTTTCATATAATCCAGTTTCTGTTTCTCTCACCAACAATGTGGCAACCATAACATTTGACAACATGCATCCATTTTCAGTTGGAAGCAAAATAACCTCATCTGATTTTTCAAACACCGTGTTTAATGGAAACTTCACTGTCACCAGCTCAACTCCAACAAGTATCAACTTTTCCAAAACAAACGCCAACATTGCTACAACATCCGTAATCGATGGTGATGTGCAAACAACATTGCTTGAAAATACTCATTACATGGTCCGAAGATATGGTATTGATTATTGGTATGGCGGACCAGACGATAAGGTCACAATCAGTTATACCGCAGGTTTTGACGGAGCATCAATTCCCATGTTTAGGTTAATGATTTTGCGAGCAGCAACACGAGAAATGCAGAACATGCACGATGACGTGGTCGGTATAAAAGACCTAAATCCACGTTCTGTTGCCCCTGTAGAAACCGGATTCATGGAAAAAGAACTACTCGCAGTAAAGAGGTACCGCAGAGTCAGGGTTGCATAAATGGCCAGAGGTGACGTCAGGATAGTAGTTCATGTCGACATAGACACGGAAGATGTAGAAGAACTTCTGGATGACATGAAAAAACGAACAAGAAAAATGAAACCTGTTTTCTATTGGGCAAAAAGAGAACTAGAAACTCGTTATGCTGCAAACTTTACGGCCAACGGACTCCCCTCTGGTGGTTGGAGCCCATTAAGCCCACAATATGCGTCATGGAAAGCGACCAATGTTCCTGGTGCGCCGCCCATGGTGAGAACTGGAAAACTGTTTAGAAGCGTTACGGAACTAGAAAATTCAAGAGTAAATATGGTCATGGATACTCGTGCCGAATTTGGCACCGATGTCGAATATGCAAAATTTCACCAATATGGCACAAGCAAAATGGCTAAAAGAAGAGTAATTTTTACTCCTGTTGGATTTTCACGCGACCTCGGCAAAACTATGGCGCGATATGTCGCCTATGGAGTTAAAAAACAGATTGGACCAGGATGATGGAACTAATGCACGGTGCTCAATTTGCCAAACAATATATCAATAACTACCTCAAACTTGACATCCCAGTTAGGTTGATTGAATACAGAAATGGCTGGAATCTCTCAAGCACCGACCTGCCGACTCCAGAAGAATTTATAACTTACGAACCTTTAGCGTTAGATTCTTGGCCAACAATCATCACCATAGCGATTTCCACAAACAGACTGGAAAGAATTGGCTACGGCAACGCCGACCCCCTATACAGGGTCGAATACCAGATGAGAACATATGTCTGGGTTAGGGCTGAGGGTTCACAAGAATGTACGGAAATGAGGGATAGACTTACTACCGTTGTTCGGTCAGCGCTCCTTGACTATCCGTGCTTAAAAGCAACTGACCCTAATGATTTTTTTAGAATTATGATTGATGAGTCATCAATGCGAGAAGAGTTTTCTGATTTAACACTTTTAAAGGGTGACAGAATGCTTGCTGGTTCATATGT